ATTATAGCCTGGCCGCGCTTGCCAAGCGCGACGCGCAGGATGATCCGTTCAAGCCGAACACACCGGCATTGCAGCCGCCAGCACAGGACACCGCCAATGTCGATCCGAACACGGAAGACCAGCTCGCTGCGATGTTCGCCTGGGAATTGAAGGCCGCGCGCGGCGCGCTCGCCGCCTGATCGCGAGGTCGCACATGGATCGCACCGAGATCGCGGCATTGGCCAAGGGGCTGATGCCGGTTATGCTCGACATTGTGGCAGAGCGCACGGCTGTACTTGAGAAGCGCATTGCCGAGCTCGAGGCGCGGCCGACCGAGAAGGGCGAACCCGGCGATCGCGGCGCGGATGGCGCGCAAGGTCCACGGGGGCCGGAAGGTCCACCGGGACCGCAAGCCGAACCCGGTCCGCCAGGGCCACAGGGCGAGGCCGGTGCGCAAGGCGAGGCGGGCGTGCGCGGTCGTGATGGAATTGGCATAGCCGGCGCCGCCATCACGCGCGAAGGCGAGCTGATGCTCACGCTGTCCGACGGCGTCGTGCTCACGCCCGGCCGCGTCGACGGCCGCGACGGGCTGTCGATCGAGGACCTGTCCGTCGAGTATGACGGCGAGCGCACGCTCACATTGGTTTTCTCGCGTGGCGAACGGCGCAAGGATATTCCGATCATGTTTCCGTGGATGATCTATCGCGGCGTATTCGAGCCTGGGCGGTCCTATGCGCGCGGCGATACCGTGACGCTCAACGGCTCGCTCTATCACTGCAATACACCGACCGAGGCACGGCCCGGTGACGGCGCCGACTGGACGCTCGCCGTCAAGCATGGACGTGACGGCCGCCCTGGCCGCGATGTGGCACCGGGCAGCAAATCGCCGGTGACCGTGTAGTGAACGAGCATGTTCGCCCGATCCCGCACGCGGCGGAGGTCGAGCTCGACGAGGCCGGCCATCTGCGCGTGCGCGGCAAGGCGGTGACCACCGAGGCGCCAAGCGACGGCAAATATTACGCCCGCCGCAATGCCGGCTGGTCAGACATTGCGCAAGCGTTCGCGCGCAAGGGCGAGACCGGCGGTGGTGTCGGTGGCAGCAGCGATGGCGATGGTGACGGCGAGCAAGGTCCGCCCGGTCCTCCCGGTCCCGAAGGGCCACAAGGGCCATCTGGCCCGCAGGGCGAGCAAGGTCCGGAAGGCCCGGCTGGCGCGCCAGGCGAGACCGGCCCGGCGGGCGCTGACGGGGCACAGGGCGCGCAAGGCGAGACCGGTGCCACCGGTCCCGAAGGGCCGCAGGGGCCGCAGGGGCCGCAGGGCATCCAGGGGCCGCAGGGCGTCGCCGGATCGACCGGCGCGACCGGCCCGCAAGGTCCGGCCGGCGCCGATGGGATCGATGGATCTCTCTACGGCGCCGTGCAGAACTACATGTTCAATGCGACGACGGCGGCACCACCTGCGGCTGGTGGAATACGGTTCAACAACGCGACGCAAACGGCCGTCACCACGATCTGGCTTAATTACGTCACGAACGATGTCAATGCGATCAATCTCAAGAACTACTTTCTGCAGCGCGTCAAGGTCGGCGACACGTTCTATATCCAGGACAAAGACGCACCGACCAAATGGCAACTTTACAAACTGACTGCCGCATTCACTGACGATAACACCTATGCGACGCTGCCGGTCACTTGGCTGGCTGGCGCCAGCGCGCTCACCGCGGCGCGAGTGATCATCTCGCGCGAGACCGCAGGCGTTAATTCTCCGGTCGGCGAGGCGCCCAACGACGGCATGCATTACAGCCGCATGAATCTCGACTGGGCGCCGTCCTGGGTGAAGCTGACGCAGGCGCAATATAACGCGCTCAGTCCGCCTGACGCGAACACGCTCTATGTGGTCGTGGGCTAGATGGCCTTGCTCAACGAGGCCAACAAAATCTATGTCGGCAGCGCACTCTCTGCAAAAGTATATCTCGGTTCAACGCAAGTCTGGCCTTCGACGCCAGCGGTCAATCCATTGCGGCAGACCATGGTTGTCGGCGGTTTATCCCCTGTATGGGTCAGCACGGATGGCACGCGTGATGCGATGGTCCATGGCGTGATGATCAACAGGAAGGATGCATAAATGCATTCGATCCTCGAGATTCTCGAAGAGGCTACCGACAGCGCTGGTCCCGACCTGATCAGTCTCGACGATCTGAAGCTTGCGCTCGGCATCACCGACGACAGCGAGGACGCGACGCTACAGGCTGCGATTACATTCCAATCACGCATCATTGCGGAATATTGCGACCGGCGCTTCGGTCGCGCGGAGGTACTTGAGACGTTCACCTTCGATCCGGGCGAATACATGCTGACGCGACAGGCCTTGACGCTCTCGCTCTATCCGGTGGCCGAGATCTTCGAGATATCGAGCGCGGGCGCAACCGCGGCCGACTATCAGTTCGATCCAGCCAGCGGCCGCGTCTGGGGTGGCTGGTCGGGTTCGGTCGCGGTCACTTATTCGGGTGGCTACGACTTGCCTGAGGAGGCGCCGGCGCGGCTGCAGAAGGCGGTGATCGAGGCGGTGCGCGAGGGGCAGACATCCGGTACGCGCGATCCTTCCATCCGCGAAGTGCAGCACGGCGATACCCGCATCAGCTATTTCACGTCGTCGACATCGTCGGCCTCGCCAGGCTTTCTGTCGGCGCCGGTGATCGATCTGATCAAGCCATATCGGCGGCTGTACGTGGCATGAAGCAACAGTTCTGGTCGGTGCCATTGGAATGGCCGAAAGAATGCTGCTTTATAATCGGCGGCGGGCCGTCGGTGCTGAGCCAGGATCTCGAGGCGCTGCGCGGGCGGCGGGTGATCGTGATCAATTCGAGCGTCTACGCGGTGCCGTGGGCCGATGCGTTGTTCTTCGGCGACTGGCGCTGGTGGCACGACAACCAGGCTGCGGTGAATGCCTTCGCCGGCCGCGTCGTGACGACATCGCGCATGCTGCCGAACCACAGCAAGGCGATGGTCTGCCGCAAGATCAATCCGCCGGGGCTGGCGACCGCGCGCGACAGCCTGATGCAGAAATGGACATCACTCACGGCAGCAACGAACCTGGCGGCGCATCTCGTCGGGCCAGGCGGAACGATCGTGTGGCTCGGGGCCGACGGACAGATAGCCGCCAATGGCCGCACCCACCACCACAAGCCTCATCGGTGGGCTCACAGGCCGGGCTGCTACGACAAGCAGAAGACCGACCTGGTGACGATCGTTCCGTCGCTCAAGGCGCTCGGTATCGCGGGCTACAACGCATCGCCCGGTACGGCATGGACGGATCTGCTGCCGGTCGTCAGCATGCAGGACGCACTGGGCCAACGTCGTGCTGCATGAGATCATCGATGGCATGCAAGGGTTGGGCGATAACGTGCACCAGCGCGCCGTGATCCGGCATCTGCTTGCGTGCAATCCGCGCACCGAGTTCTGGCTCAAGACGTCCTGGCCATGCCTCTATCACGACCTCGTCGGGGACCGGCTGCACGTGGTCGATCCGGCGACCTCGTTGCGGACCCAGCGCAAGAATTCCATTCGCGAGCAAGCCCGCTATGTGCTGCCACCGCGCATCTCCCGGCGGAGGCAGCGTGTTTCCTACAATTCCCGGCTGGTGCAGAAAACCGGATCGGTACTCGGCGCAATGATCCGCGCGACGCTCGGACACGATATAGATAACGCCGACTTTCGGTTGCCGGTGCCTGCCGCATGGCGAGCGAAGGCGGACGCAGTGATCGGCCGCCAGCACAAGCCGGTGATGGTTCTGCGGCCACTGGTCGTGCGCACCGAATGGGGCGGCTGCGCGGCGCGCAATCCGGACCCTGTAGCCTATGCGGCGCTCTACAACGGTATTCGCGACCGCTTCTTTGTCGTGTCGCTCGCAGACCTCGTGCCGGGCGTGGAAGAACTGGTCACCGACCTGCGGGCCGACATCTGTTTCCACAAGGGCGAACTGGATATCGAGGCGATCGCCGGTTTGATCTTTCGCGCGGCAGTGACCTTCTGCTCGCCCGGGTTTGCGGTGCCATTGTCGCAGGCGGTCGGGACGCCGGTCATCGCCGTCTTCGGCGGCTTCGAATGCTCGCGCTCGTTCAGCGGCGGACATCGGTTCGCGCCGACGCTCGGTATCGACCCGATCAATCCGTGCCAGTGCTGGTCGCATACCCACAATTGCGACAAGCGCATCGATCTGCCAGCAGCACATGCGGATATCGAGGAGTTCATCGCAGACAATGTTGCCGAGCGTAACGCAGTCGTCGCTGGGCGTGCGCCCGATCGATTGGAGCGGGTTGCCGAGGCGCTTCATGAATAAGGGCGAACTGGAAACGCTGATCGCGCTTGTGCGCAGCGTATGCCCGCGCCACGTCATGGAATTCGGCGTCAATAATGGCCGCACCGCGAAGGCGATCATGGCAAACGTGGAGGGGATCGAGCATTACACCGGCATCGACGCCGCGCCCGGCTATGTGCCGGCCAAGGCGGTGCAGCGCAACGAAGTCCCCGCGCATCCTGGCGAACTGGTTGCGGCCGATCCGTGCTTTCAATTGGTCGTAAGGCCGCGCGGCTCGCTCGATCTGACCGCGGCGGATCTCGCGCCATGTGACGCCGTCTTCATCGACGGCGATCATGGTCGCGAAGCCGTCATGCACGACACGGCTCTGGCGCGGGCACTCGTGCAGCCAGGCGGCATCATCGTCTGGCACGATTACCACGGCCTCGGCACGGTCGACGTGAAGGACGTGCTCGACGAGATGCACCAGGCCGGCGATACGATCGTGCATGTTGAGCAGACCTGGCTAGCCTTCGAACGGGTGGCGCAGTGATCGACTACAGCGCGCTGCTCTATGACCCGGTCTATGCCGAGATCGGTGTGCCGGCGACGCTTGCCGCCGGGACGGCTGGCGAGATCGCGCTGACCGTGATCGACGACACGCGGCCGAAGGCGCTGCCGGCCGGATCGGCCGAGATCCGCAGTGTCGGGCCTGGCGCCTATGCGCGCATTCCCGAACTGGCCGAGAACGGGATCGCCGTCAGCGATTGCTATGGGGCGGTGCTGACGTTCAACGGCCGCAGTTGGACCGTGCGCTCGTGCGACCGGAAGGGCAGTCCGAACGGCGAGGACTTCGGCGAGGTGCTGTTCCTGCTCAAGGCCATCGGGTCGACCGATGGCTGACGTTCGCGAGGACATACTCGCGCGGCTGCTCGAGGTAGTCGCCAGCATTCCAAACCTTCGATCCGCGCACCGCAACAACGTGGACATCACCGAGGACCAGTTGCCGGCCGCGATCGTGTTCGATGGTGACGAGGAAACCACCGACGCGAGCGACGCGACCATGCGCCCGCCGAGCCGGCCAACGCTGGTCACGATGACGCCCGAGATCGTGATCGCGCAGCAGTCCGACGAGGTCGGGTCCGACATCACCACGCTGCGCCGCGAGCTGA